TCTCGATGCAGGCGCCAACCTGGGAATGCCCAGCAACCACCAAGTAAATACACGCCCCCACCGCAGCCAACGTCTCGGTGAGCTGGATCAGCACCATCGTCGCCAGCAGGACAAACGCCCAGCGCAGGATGTCGAACGGGGGCCGGCGACGGCGAGGTGGCATGGACGCTGCTCACGCGGTCACCCCGCCGGCTATTTCGATGATGCAGTATCTGTCAGCATCGTCCGCCGCCGGCCCTTTGCCACCACGGGACCGGATGATGCGGCGCGAGACCGGGTGCAATTTCCACTGATCCAGCACGCTGAGGCCGCCGCGCTCGTCTACCTCGACCAAGATCGCGGCGTGACTACTGCCGTCGATCGCATTGGCGTAGCGTCCCTGGTCGTTGAATGTGGCGATCGCGGTGCCGGCGGGTAGCCACGCGCATTGCCACACCGGTTGACCCTCAATCCACTCGCTGGTAGGCGGCGCGTCCGCCGCCGCGCGGACATAAGCGACGCAATGGCCGTCCCCAACCACTAGCCCCACATATGCCTCCGGTCGCGCAGCGACGAACGGCACGGCATCAGTTACTTCGGCTGCGCAGTCGGCGGCTTGGGCAGGCCGTGCGAGGGATGCAAAGTCGGATCAACGGCGATGTAGCGCCAGCCGACGCCGGGTATCCCTGCGACGACGTAATAAACCTGCGGCTTGGGCAGACCCTGGTCAGGTCTCACCGGGCCGCCGGGTAGCGTGTTGTCGACCCCAGGTGGTGCGCCTGGCAGACCCTGATCAGGATGACCGGGCGAACCAGGCAGACCCTGGTCAGGACGCTCGCTGCCGACGCCATAGCCGGGATCGACCGGCCACACGGGCGGCCAGATGGTGCCAGGCGGCGTGCCCGGGGGAGCCGGTTGTATCGGATGGCTCGGGGTCAGCGGCGGCCATACCCCGGCTGGCGGCTTCGGCAGGCCATTGTCTGGTCCCAGTCCGAGTGGCGGCAGGCCCTGGTCGGGATGCTCGCTACCAATCCCATAATCGGGGTCGACCGGACCCTCGCCGCCGGGCAGCCCCTGATCCGGGTGGCCGCCCCTGCGAACACGTAGAAAACCCTGAACAAACGGCATGTGTCGCTCCTTGTCGTTCGTGTGTTGTGTGTCGGCACGTGTCCTGTGGCTACACTTGTTGTGTCACGTCGTCACGCGATATTCGCGTGACGAGACTACACGTTACGGCGTCGGCATGCCCTGGCTGCGTCCCGGCACCCGGGCGGGACCACCGGTCCCCGGGCGGTTGCCGTTGGCGCCGTAGACCTGGAGGGGTGGCACATGCGGTCCGAGTGGACCCTGGGTGCCCGGACCGGTCATCGCGTTGGCCATGCCGACCGGTCCCTGCGCGGTCGGGTCCTGACCCGGCCCTGGGGGTCTGGGTGGTCCTCGGCCGGCACCGGTTGGTCCCGCGTCCTCTTCCTGCCCCTGGCCTTGTCCCGGCGCCCCTGGCGGGGCCTGGGGACGCCCCATCAGCTGGTTCAGCGCCTCGATGCTGGGGGTGCCCTCGGCGAACGCCTGGGTCAGATCCACATCATCACCCATGCGACGGATCAGCTGCCGCGCCAGCCACTCCGGCGAGATGCCGGGAATGCGCTGCAGCAGAGGCACCAGCTGGGTGAGGATCTGGACGTCCTCCTGGCGGTTGGGCGGGCCATTGGCGCCAACGTCCACTTCGAGCCAGACGTTGTCCGCCACCGACTGCGGGTCGAGCGCGGGCCACACCGCGCCTGGTCCCACCACCTTGGTCACGGTCTGCGGCGAGACATTCAGCACCAGGATCTGCGAGGCGGCCTGCGCCAGCTCGGTCATCGTGTCGTTGATGTCGTCGACCGTGGAGGTGACGTCGGTGTTCTGCGAGAACTGCGCCACCGACACCTCGGTCGCCGTGGCGTTGCCCGATGTGGTCCCCTGGTCCGCCTGGTCTGAGCCAAGGACGCGCAGGACGTCCTCGAACACCGGCGCGGTGTCATACACCGCGGCGTCGATCGGCGGCATCTTGATGACCTGCAAGACGTCGTCGATCTTCTGGCCGGGGGCCAAGGCGTTGAGTTCGAGCAGCGCGTTCGCCGGGTGGGTGCGCAGCTTCTCCAGATCCGGTTCTTCGAGCAGGCCCGCCGCCACCGCGGTCTTCGGCCGGTTGGCCCGGCGATGCTCGCGCAGCCCCTGGCGGGACCGGTTGAGTTCCAGCTGCATGTCGCGGATCAGGTCGATGTCAGACTGGGGATACAGGGTCTTTTCGTCGTAGCCCTCGTTCAGCACGATGGCGAACCAGGGCCAGAACCGGGTGATCTCGGCTTCCGGCGTGGTCGGCTCCTGCAGAAACTCGGGATAACCGTCGCACACGACATACACCGTGCCGTCCTTGCGGTTGTAGATCTCCCAGACGCAGCTGAGCGGCATGTCGGGACCGTCGTCGGCGTTGCTGCCGTAGCCGGCCTGATAGTGCTGCTCGCCGGTCGGCTCGTGGCCGGTCGAATTGCCGTCCTCGTTGTAGGCGGTGTAACTGCTGCCGACGTCGACCATGTAGATCTCTTCGATCTCGTCGGGGGTCAGCAGGTATTCCTGCGCCACCCAGTTGGCGCCCAGGAAGCCCCGCAGGGATCGACACTTCGGGTCCGGGATGATCGCCGTGCTGTCCGGGTAGTCGAACGACAGGCCCTCGCGCACCACCAGCTGGCCCTCGGCGGTGAGGCTGCGGATCGCCAGTTTCAGCTCCTCGGCGTCGGCGCTGTCCGGCTCGATCTCGCGGTCCGACAGATCCGCGGCGAGGCGCTCGATATGAGCCAGGCGCTCGCTCATGTCGGCGATGCGATGCTCGATCTCGGGCGCCATCTTCATCGCCCGCTGAAACCCCAGCTTGACGTAGCCGACCCCGGTCACGATCGACCGGCGTATCGACATTTTCATGGACGCCTTGAACGAGTGCGTCTGTTCCTGGATGTTGTATTCGTAAAGCAGCTCCAGGGTCTTGCCGATCTTCTGCATGATCGCGTCGAACTGCTTGACCTGCGCCGCGTCCTGCAGGATCGCCATGCTGTTCGGATCAGGCGGCATGCCGATCTGCGCCGCCGCCATGGCGGACTGCTGCGCCTGCTGGAGCTGCTGTTCGCTGCCGTCCCAGACCTGCGCGATCAGCTTGGTCTTGGTCTTCGCCTGCATGGTCGGGTTGTTGGGGTAGAGTTCCGCGGTGCGCTGCAGCACGTGACGGATGCAGATATTGGCGACATAGCGATCATCGCGCTTGCCGATCTCCTTGGAGAGATCAGGCCACTGGCGGCCTTCGACGAACTCCATGTTCTCGCGCATGCGCTTGAACTGCACGCGCCAGTGCCGCTTGGCGCGTTTGACCCGGTCCTGCCAGCGGTTGACGAGTTTACGCCGCGGATCATCCGGGTTGGGCCGGTCGCGCGGAACCATGGTAGCCTGGTCCGTGCCGGGGACCTGGCTCATCATGGGGTCTGGTCCCGGCGGTGGTCCCATCATCCCCGGTGGTCCCACACCAGGATCTGGTCCCATGAAACCACTCATCGGGCAGGGGTCCTGAGAACCCCGCCACCGACCGCGGCGCACACGTAGAGGTCATACAGGAACCAGATCAAGGCGACGATCACGATCACCATGACGATGATACGGATCACCCGCATCACCAGGTCGCCGGCGACCCCCAGCCAGCCCAGCACGATGGGCAGCAGGAGCATCAGGATCGCCACAAGGCCGCAGACGACCACCAGCCAAACGAGTGTTTGCACCAGCCAGAGGACCGAAAAGCACATTATGAAGTCAGTCCTGCGGTTGCCGGGAGCTGCGGGACCACCGGAGATGGCGCCGGGGCATAAGGCACGCCACCTGGCGCCGGGGACGGCAACGGCTGGCGCGGCTGAGCCTGACGATTTTGGATCGCGTCCATCATCGTGTTCACGTCAGGGCCTCGGTTCTGATCCACACCGACAAGGCGCTGAGACCATGCCCCAGGGAGCGTGTTTTTGAACTGATCATTCAGCTGACCAAACTGTTTGATCATACCGACCCACTGATCGTAAGCCTTATCCCGTTCAGGCGAGCCTAAAGGCAGCTGCTTCATCTGCTGTTCAGCCATGTCGATCTGGTTTTTAAGCTGCTGTTTTTGCGCAAACACGGCGTCCAGCGCCTGGTCTTCCTCGCTCTGCGGCCGGGGACCAGGTGCGACATCCAAATCTTCCAGATACCGCGGGCTGTCCGGCATTGTGTCTCGCGGCACCCGCGAGCCGAGTGCGCCCTGGGCCAGGACATACTGCTGCATCGGGTCCGGTGTGGGCTGCGACGGCGGTTGGGTCCCCGCCAGACGGCCACGCACATACGCCTGCATATCCTGTTGATCCGGCATCACCACCCTCCCCCGGCATAGCCGAGTTTGACGCTGCGCTCGGCCTGGTCGCGCTGCAGCTTCAGCCAGCCAAACGTGCGTTCCTCGCCGGCGCCGCGGTAGCCGCCGTCCGGGTCATCATCCTTGCGAAGGGCGCCGGCCGGCACCTGCAGCGTGAGGCCCAGGCCGATATAGGCAAGTGTATCTACGAAATCGTCGTGCGCGTCGTACGGGAACTTCAGCATCTGGTCCCGTGCTGCCGGCCACCAGGGCGCGCGTTCCGGGAAGCGCACGCGGTTCATGGCGAGACGCCCCTGGATGCTCTGTGCACGGGTCTGTTTATCCGCGATCGGCTGCATCTCGATCAGCGAGCAGAACGTGTGGGTCTCCAGCATGCGCTTGCGCAGGAAGGGACCAATGGATTTGGAGATATGAGATCGTTCCGCCCACCAAAAGAGAGGCTTATGCAGCTTCATCATGCGCAGCATGCTCTCGACCGTCTGTTCGGCGGTCATCTGCCGCCACACTAGGTCGGGCAGCACCCAGATCGTGTCATCCTTGTCGACGCCAATGACGAGGAGGCAGGTCTTATCGCTGCCTTGTTTCAGCGCCACCGCGTGGTCTGAGGCCGCGTAACAACGCAGGTTCGAGGGCAGGTCGTTGGGTTTGTAAGTGTGCAGCCAGTCGACCGAGAAGAACGTGCCGCCGGCGGGTGAAGGCCGGCCCTGGTACAAGGCGCTGAAACCCCGGTGGTCCCGGCGCTGCAGCGATTTGAGATACGTGGTCCCGAACCGACCGGGCCAGAGCGGTTCATCGGTGCGCCGGTGCAGCGGGTCCTTACCGTCATCGAACGCCAGCGCCGGCAGGTCGATGATATGCCACTCGGCGGCCTCTTCCGGGTCATAATAGGAGTTATGCGGGTCGGTGAGGCGCCCGATCAGATCGTCCTGGTGCCAGCGGGTCTGGATTAGGAGGATCTTGCCGGTCTCGTCCATGAGCCGGGTGGCGATGACCTGGGAAAACCAGGTCCAGAGCGTATCGCGGATCGTGGGAGAGTCCGCCTCCATGCGGTCCTTGATCGGATCATCGATGCATAGGAGATCGCCGCCGCGACCGGTGGTGGTCCCGCCGCGGCCGACGAAGGCCATAATGCCCCCCGCGGTGGTCTCCAGCCGGTCGCTGGCCTGGCTGTCGTCCTTCAGGACGGTCTCCGGGAACACCTGGGCGTAGGCCGGCGACAGCATGATGTCGCGCACCGCCCGGCCGATGTCCTGCGAGAACTTCTCGTTGTAGGTGCCAAAGATCGTGCTGAGTTCAGGGTGCAGGCCGACGAACCAGGCGATGAACATCTTGCTGGCGAGCTGGGTCTTACCGTGGCGCGGCGGCAGGTTGATGATCAGACGGCGCATGCGGCCGGCGGCGAGTTCCTCCAGGGCGGCGCAGATGACTTCGTGGAACCGCTGCACCTCGTAGCGCGAGTGGTCCGGATCATCGGGGAAACGCGGCGAGGGCATCATCAGACGGGTAAACGCCAGCATCGACGTGGTCGCGTCGATGATCGCGATCAGCCGCTTGAGGACCAGCTCATACCGCGTGATGTCCGCCGCGGGCATATCAGGTATAAATCGACGGTGTGCCGCCGGCCGCGATCCAGTCGCGATACCGCTGTTTTTGCACCCGCAGGACGCCGATCCCAGCCGGGCGTGGCACCTGGCCCTGGATGAGCGTGGCCCCGGTCGCGGCGGTGAAGTGGCAGAGCGACGAAATATCCGTGCCAGCCACCGGGGCGCCGGCGTAGCCGATGCTCGCCGTCAGGCCGGTTCGGACCGTGGTGATGGTGAGACCCGCCGTGGTGGCGTTCCAGGTGCAGCGCACCACGGTGGCGCCACCCAGCATGCCCGCAATGGCGGCCGCCACCAGCGGCATGGTGTTCAGCCCGCTGAACGTGGTCGACACGCCCTGCACGACAGCACCGTTGATGCTGATCGCCATCGAGCCGTTGAGGATCGCGGTGATCGTCGTCAGGAACGCGGCCTGATCGGTGATGGCACCGCCGATCAGGCTTGCCGGGGTCATGTCCACGAGCGGCTCCGGCGCGGCATCGAGGGTCTCGACAGGTGCGGTTTTGGTTTTGGCCATGTGTTTATGCTCCATCCACACGGGTCCACTCGACGGTCGCCACGACGCGCCAGATCACCGCGTTGCCGGTGGGCGGGGTAAACGTCAGCAGATAACCCTTGTTGGTATTATCGACCGCCTCAGCAACGGCGATGCCGGTCGTCGTCCCGCTGCCGCCTGACACGGGTGTGCTGATCGGCGTGTAGCTCATCGCCCCCGCGACTTTCTTGAGCAGTCCCAGCTGTTGCCGCCACACATAAGAATTGGCCGCATTAGTGCTGTCCGTAGCGGCCAGCGTGACCGTCAGCGCGCTGCACTGATGACCCGACACCGAGGTTGAGTTGGCGATGTTGATAGTACTCGGCGCGGCGAGGTCAGCAGTCAGCGTCACAGGCGTGGTATTGGCCGCCGACAGTTGGCGCAGCACCTGTATGTTGTATTGCGATTGCCTGCCTGCCGCGATGACGCCGCCAAAGGCGAGCGTCAGGTAGGTATCCGCGATAGCAGCGCCACCGCCGGCGAGCGCAAACATCTGCGTCGCAGAGTTGTTATTGCCGCCGAACACGGCGGACCCTTGCCCGCTTGCGGTGTTGCCGGAACCACCGACCACGACCGAGTACTGCCCGGATGCGACGTTGTTCCGACCGCCTCCGATCGTGCTTTGCACGCCGCTCGCAACCTGGGTCGCGGCTGCCCGGCTGCCTTGCAGATCGACCGCATAGGCGCCACGGGCGTTACCGCCCGCCGCCGTGGCGTCCTGATATTGCACCTGGACAGGCGCATTGCCGCCGGTGAAGCCCAGCACGGGGAGCGTATCGGCGCCGATCTGGACAGTCGCGCCGACACCGATCGTCGGCACTGGCGCGCCGTTGTCGCGATCGAGGATGCGTATCCGATGGCCGATGGTGGGCGAGGTAAACCCAGCCGTATCAGTGCCGGCGAACAGCGCAGTACCGCTATAGCTGATATGATTGAACACATGATAGCGCGCGACACGGCCGCTATCGAGCGTGCCGTTGACAATGAACATACGACCAGGACCGCCGCCTATGTTCTGTCCCAGCAAGCTGTCATGGAAGTTATGGTCGCTGTTGTTGATAACCACACCGTGCCCGTTGTTGTATACACAGTAGAGGTCGTCGAACCAGCAGAAGCAGGTATTGCCGAAATGGGTGCCAGCCATCGATCCCTGCACATTGGTGCCGCCGATCAGCACGAGTGGCGCTGTGGCGTTTAACGCCCCGGCCAGCGCAAGCCCCGCAAACCGCACGCGCAAATACTGCGTATCATTGCTGTCGCTCAGCCCGTCCACGACATCGAAGCGAATGCCTTCACCGCCGATCGTCACTGTCTCGGTACTGGTCGCCGACGCCTGGACCGACACCGTGAAGTTCATTGCATCGACAATGGACGCCACGAAGGCACCACCTGGCAGGCTGGCACTCACCACGCTTTCGCCCAGACGCAACCCGGCGGTGGATGTCACGGTAATAGTCTGGGACCCGGATGTCAGCGACGCGCCCGGATAGGATATACCTGCTGGTTCAAATGTCGCGCAGTCGATGACCGCGTGCTTGACGCTGGCGATCAGCGGCCCCGCCGTGCCAGCTATCTGATTACAGTGAAACAGGATGCCGCGCAGATTTGTGCCGGACAGCATGCGACCGCCATCGGTCGGTGCGATCGTCAGCATGTTGGACTGGAGCTGACCGGCGGTGCGCGGTGCGCCGGTCCAGAGAAGCTGTGTGGGAGCCGATGGCAACTGGCGATTGACAGCGGCGTTGAGTTGGAACCCGTCACCCCGACTGACCAACGAGACCGATTGCTTGCTGATCGTCAGTGGCCGGTTAACGAGGCCCTTACCGCACGGCAGCATGACCGTGCCACCGTAGCTGTAGTTCACCACGCGCGACTGGCAGAGATTGATGGCTGCTTGGATTGCCACGCCATCGATCTCGTCGGTCAGCGCGACGGCGTGCGGATACACGGCCTGTGCCGCAGCGAGCGTGCTGTAATAGGCCGATAAGGGATGCGAGTTGCCGTCGAACACCGCGCCGAAGTCAAGAACGTTGACGACATCAGCAAAGCGATCCGCCAGTGTCCGAGATACCGTGCCGCCGGTTGCCGTCACCGGCACGGTGCTGACCTGCTGCAACGGCACCGCGTCGAGTGGTTGCGCGGCATTGCCAGCAAGCGTGATGGCACCAGTCATAGTCCCACCAGTGGTAAGCAGATACGTGGGACTCGTGGGCGCTACGGATGTCCACTTGACGCCATCCCACGTCCACACGATGCCGCCGACATTGAACTGCTGTCCGAGTGTAGGGCTGTCAGGAAGATTAAGTGGCGTATCGAGTGGCATGGCAGTTTCCTATGGTGTCGTGCTGCCGGTGACGGTGCCGCGTGCGCGCACATTGCCTGACGCATCGATGCTCCACTGATCGACACCAGCCACGACGTAATAGAGCCGTTGTGTTGCGCTGCGGTATTGCAGATAGGCACCCGCTGTGCTGTTAAGAGCAGCACCACCATTGAAGTCGATGATCTGATCATGCAGCATCCGCACAGCAGCCATCGGTCCTGCGTAGCCAGTCGGGATGATCGCAGCGCGTGTGTCTAGCGCCTGATAGGTCTGCGTATTGACCGCAAACCCAATGGCACTATTGAAGTTGGTGTTATTGTCTGGTGATCCACCAGTCAGCCCTGATGTGCTGAACCAGATGCCATGTGAGATTTCGGTCTGTGTCGTATCCCCTGACGAATAACGAATACCAACGATGTCCAGTCCTACACGAACACCCTTGCCACCAAACATCTGTAGGTTCGCGCCATCATCAGCACGATTGGCACAAACGTCCAACTCGATGCCGATCGTCCCTCCTGAACTGGACGCTGAGGATGCCAGGACGGTCTGATCCTGTGTGTTGAAAATCCCACACGCCACGTAGGTAGGGCCACTGCCTGTCTTGTTCAGTTGATTGTAACTGTTGACAGCACTGCCGCCTCCCGTGTTGGCTGTGCTGAGAACTGAGGTGAACAGCCAGTTGCGTGACTGATCGTTGGCACCGATGCTGCCGCTCACGCGCAGCGCAGCATTCTGCTTCGTGGTCGTCGCATTGGTGAACGTCGTGTTGCGCACGATCTGCACATCAGCGAAGTCATCTGCTGTCGTGCCTCCACCCTTGCTGAGTATCAGCGTCTTGCTGCCTGCTGTAGCACCAAGCAACAAAGCATTGGTGCCAGCTACACCTGAAAAGGAACTTGTTGGCGTGAGGGTATAATTGCCTAGGGTTGTTGCTCCTGTGACCTTGAGCGTCGTTGCCAGCGTGAGCGGCCCTGTGACCGTGCCACCAGTGATGGGAAGAAAAGGCCCACCATTGGCAATCGTGCTGTTCGCAACGACCCACTGCGTTGACGATCCGTCGTTGTATTGGATGAAAAGCTGACCGCTGACGGTATCCCACCATAGCGGCGCCAGCACGTCGCCAGGCGGGGATGCGCCATAGAACGCCGTGGATTGACCGGGTGGCCCTTGTGGGCCCTGCGGTCCGCGCCAGCCGTCGCCAACGGGGTCGCACGGGACGTCGGGCGGCTGCGGGTTGCCGATGAACGACGGGCCGCCGGGTATGTTCACGCCGTCAGGCATTGCGCGCCTCCGGTTCGTTTGTGTGTTGAAACGCTGCGGCGAGCGGCAGCGGCTTGCTTATGCCAGCACCATGACTCTCGTCGTAACGCCCCCGAACGCTGGCGCGTCCCATGTGCCAAAGCCCGAGGGGACTGCCATCTCGAACGCCGACCCGCCGAAATTGACCGTCCAGGTGCCGTTCGATGTCGCTGAGAAAGTTCCGGCGGCGAATAAAGCCGGGTTCAGGCCGGAGAGGGATTGCCCACCGACGCCCGTTGCCGGGTCGTTGCTGGTGCTGTTGTTCCACCGGGTCGGAGCACTGCCGTTTCTGACCCACACCTGACTTGTGGCGAAATCAATCGCGAACCCCCCCGCGTTCACAGTGTTCCATAGGCCACCGGCATAAAACAGGGCGCCTGATTTCCACACGTTACCACTGAGATAATACATGATCCCGCCGGTCGCATTACCGGCAAGCGTGACGAATGACTGTGAAGCGTTCGACAAACCTATCCCCTTGTCCACGCCAAGGAGATTTGACGGAGTTGCCTCGAAATAAACTTTGCCGAGTGAATTACTGGTTGTTGACCGGGCGCCCACGTCCCCCGACCCGGAGGCATAAGTTGAGATCAGATTACC